CGTAGATGTTACGAACAACTTCACGGTTAATTTCTGCAAGAATTTCAGTTGACAAGATGTTTGCCAATTCTGTTTCTGCGTCCAATCCGTGGATTGCTTTAAGGTCTTGAGCAAGTTCCATAGTGTACTCAGCTTTAAGAGCACGAGTTACTGCTGTAACTGTGTGCTTCTCAATTGAGAACGCCATTTCTGCGAAAGCATTAGTTGTAGTATCACCTAAAGCTTCACCTTGAACTGTAGTCATACCTGTTGCACTTGTATAAGAACCAGCAGGGCTGTCATTAAGAACAGATGGGTTAGTTCCAGCGATGTCTCCACCACCAGTATCACTACCAGCATCTTGGTTAGACAACATTGATGGTTCGTCAGCAAGAGCTTCTGCACCGTCCATTGATAGTCCACGAGCACGCATAGCAAAGATAAGTCCTGTTGGGCCTGTCATTGGCTGTACGCCACAGATGTCATATGCAATAAGGTTAGGCATAGAACGTCTTACTAATGAGATCAATATTGGATCCCATGTGTCTAATGCGCCGTTCCCACCAACGAATGAAGTTGGAGTTCCCTCTGTCATAAATTGTCTGTCTTCTCTTAGAGCCTTTTCTTGGTTCTCAAGGATGATTGTTGTGACTGCCCGCTTGTAGCTATCTTTGATCTCTGGAAGATCAGGATGCTGAAGGACTGGCGACCACTTTTCTTGTAGATGTTCTGTTTGAAACATTTTGTTTCTCCTTATATTTTCTTCTATTTATAAAATTGTTTATTTTGCACTATTGACAGTTCGACCAATCGCAGACATATATGCTGCCATTGAACCTGACGAATCAACGTCCTGTGCTTGGCCAGTTTGTACATCATCAATTGCTTCAGTCACAACTGGAGCAGATTTAGGGAAATAACTTTCCTTCAATGTGCTTAGTTTTTCACGATAAGATGCTTCATTAGAATAATCTACATCTTCGATAAGTGACTTAAACTTTTCAATTTCTGTCTCGGCTAGATCAGAAGAAACTTCTGACATTACCTGTTCCTTAACTAATTCGGCATTATTAGATTTTAGAGTAATGGAAGCTTCCATCATTTCATTAATCTTACCTTCTAGTTCTGAAATCTTTTCAGATTGTGCTTCAAGTACATCGTACTTTTCGTCTGGAACATCAACATAATGATCTTCAAACAATTGTTTTAGACCTGAGATGAAATCTTCTGCGATTTCGCCTTTAAGTCCTCTTTCAACTGCCAGTTCATTTTCCTTCATCCATTCTTCAACAACATAGTTAAGATAAGTATCAACTTTTTCAGTCAACTCGTCTTTTGTTGCGTTTATATCTTCTTCCAGTTCTGTTTTGTATTCCTCTTCCATACGTTCTACTTCTGAACGTACTTTAGATTTTACTGCAGCTTCGAATACAGTAGCTGCTTTCGTTTTAAACTCTTCAGAAAGGTCACCCTCTCCATTTAATAAAGCTTCAACGTGTTCTGCAACATCAATGGATTTTAAACGAGCTTCAACAGCTTCAGATTTTGCTTTATCTTCTTCTGATTCTTCTTCGTCTGGGGCGTCCATTGCCATTCTGATATTACCGTAAGCGGCTTTAAGCTCTCCAGCTTTCATGCCTTTCATCTTTTCATACATTGCATTAATCATTGCATCTTTAGTTTTGGGCATTTCTTCAACTGGTGCTTCGTCTTCATCAGACTCGTCGCCATTTGCGTCTTCTTTAATCTTAGCCATTTTGTCTGGCTTTCCTTCACCCTTTTGCTGTGCATCACCGCCAACTTCTTTCGCTTTAGAAGCGATTTTCTTTGCTGGTGAGTCTTTTTGCTCAGGATCTACGACAGCCTTACCTGTATCTTCGTAGTCTGATTTTGAGGTGTCAATCTTATCTGCTGGCGCAGCTGACTTCATAGGAGCGTCCTGTCCATTGGCTTCTTCTAGTTCACCAAGTACTTCTGCTTCTAATTCCTCAATGGTTTTATCTAATTCATTTGCCATGGGGATTACTCCTTTTCGTAGTATTACATTTATTTATAAATTTATAACTTTTGAAGAAACTTTGCAAACTCTAAAGCGTTAGCTTTGGAATTATCTTGCTTTGCGTTTTCTTCTATGTTATCTCTCATTTGTGCAATCTCAGCTTCTTTAATTAAACCGTTGTTCCAGATCCATTCTTTACCTTCCATAATACCTTCTACGAAAGCATTAGGTGCTGAAGGATCTGCAACAATGTCTGCTGCTGTCGCCAAATAAAAGTCGTTTCTCACATAGTTTGCACCGTTTTTAGAGTCCAAACTCCCCATACCTCTTGATGAAACACCCAGCTTAGCGCCTTCGTCCATAAGATTTTTTACAATTTCTCCCATCGGTGTACCAAGAATTTTTGCTTCACCGATGTAGTTCTTTCCATCAGGATATAGTGCAGTAATCATATGAGATGCTCTCTCAAGATTAACAGTTGGCCCGTCTGGGTGTCCCAGTTCTCCAAATGCACGTTTCTCGTTGATGTATTCTTTATTATATCGTTTAACTTCTTTACTCAGAATTTCCATAGGATATATACGACCATTACGGTTTTTGATATCTGCTTGCATAAAGATACCTTTGATCTTATACTCTTTTTTACCATCTTTTTCTTCGATTAAGTAATCAGTATCTTGCTCTATATGTTCTGATATTAGTTTTAATGTATATCCCATAATTCTATCCTCTATGCAGTATAGTTTTCATCTTTTTTAAACTCAATCAATACAAAACCAGATGTACCAAGACAAGCCATTTCCATATCTCCAGAATCAGCATCAGTATTTGTTGCAGCAGATTTAATCAATCCAGCAGAACCATCATAATGTCCACTTCCGGCAAGGTCAATTAATGTTATATCTGTATCACCCTGTTCAATAATTTGAACATGACCAGTAGCATCATCAGCAGATCCTTGTACTAAACCCCACCAAATTCTACTGATGTGCAATTTAGCTCCGTTAGCATGACCATCTAGTGCAGATGCATCTAAAATAGCATTGGTTGCGGTTGTATCATCGGATATATTTACTAATATAGTAACTTTACCACCATTACCAGCAGTTCCAACTATGGTATCCCTCAATGTTCTTGTTGTAAAAGCCATTATTTAACTCCTTAAAATGATAACATTTCTTTTTCAAAATATCCCATAAGTTCCTTTTCTGGGACTTTATATTTCTTAGATATTTCTTTAATTGTTTTTTCAAAAGTATTTAGGAAATCAGAAGGTTTAGCGTCCATTTTTGCAAATATTTCATCTACAGCGCTCTTCATCTTGGGAGAAAGTTTCTTATAAGACTTAGACCTTTTATGTTCGTCTTTTTCTTGAAAAGGTTTATATAACTGTGTTAAAGTTTTTTTGTCTTCATTCCTTCTTACTATATTCTTATTTGTGTTTGCTTTACTCAAACTTTTTTTGATTTTAGACGCAGTAGAACGTACTTTATCAACAACAGTTGATGCTGTGCTTCCTATACTTGAAGGATTAATTTTAGACAGTCCTTTTGCCACTGTTGCAATACCAGCTACAGCTGCAGGAGCAAATTGTACATATTCTTCTACTTCTCTAAACTCTTTAAAAGTTCTCATTAGCTCTCTTCTTTTTCCTCTATGTCTGGTATATGTTGTTTAATCATACTACCAGCTACTTCTTTTCTTTTTGTTTCTAATGCATCACCAATTCTATGTGACATTGCTGTTTTAAAAGCATCTTCTGCCCCTAGATTATCTTTGTTAGTTAATGCGTTTACAAATTCTTCTGCACTCATTGTTTAGCTCCATTTTTTTCTGGTGGTTCATAGTCGTCATCATATTTTTCAATATCATCTGCTGGGATTACATTACCATCTTGAGATGGGTATCTTGTAATACCATCAGAACCATCTGGAATATCAACTCCACCGTCTTCTGGATCAATTCCAGCTTCTCTATTCATTTGTTTTTGCATATCTTCGATTTCACCATCATTGAGATTTAGTACATTTTTCTGTACCCATTCTTTACTAAAGAATGTACCAATGTATGATTCAATACTTCCTAATGCATTGATTCGGTCTTCCATCAACTCAGCTTTCTTGAGTTCTGCAAAATGTCCGTCTTGCAAGAAATCATACTGAATATGTTGTTTTAGTTTTGTCCAATCCTCTAAAGTAATTACACCTTTAAGAATAAGTTGTGATTTTAAAATATCTGTAAATAATGGTACAAACTTTTTACGAAGTCTTTGAACAAACTTTGTAAATTTTAATTCATCTCTTGTAATCTCTGTAGAACGACCAAGACTAAA